GACGCTCCGGGCGTTGATGCGCACGCGCAGCGCCGGGGCCCCACGCGTGGAGCCCACTTGCGTGGTTTTCCATGGTGGGCCTGGCACGGGTAAGGATGTGCTGATAGGGCGGCTCGGCAACTCCTTCGTCGATGACGGAGAGCGCCTCGGGTTCTTCGCCATGCGTGTTGATAACGACCATCCGATCGACGGTTACCGTGGCGAGCCAACCGTCGTCCTCTCCGAGGCCGTGAACACGCGTGACAACGCCAAACGGGGCGACGCGTACCGCATTCTGCTCCAGTTGGTGAGCACCGAAGTCATACGTTTGGAGGGTTCTAATCTCGACACTAAGGGGCTGTCCATCGCTCCAAAGCGTGTTCTGATATCCACGAATGACTCCCACTTCGCTGAAGGTCATAGCAACCTTCTCGACCGTGGTGCTGTTACTCGCCGTTGTCGTATAGTCATTCAGTGCGTCAAGGTCAGCGACGTCCAGGTTGATCTTATTCTGGAGCGCTGTGACGTCTGCGTCAGCAACCCGCCCCCCATCGGGCAGCACATTAGCCCCGAGACTCTGATGGAGCTCATCTCGGCGCATGAGGAAGGAATGCGCATGGGGCTAAAGCAGATGGAGGTGCCCCTGGTTCCCACCTCGGGCACGTTCCGGCCGGTCATGCGGCTGCCGCCGATCATGCATGCCAGGTCTGACGAGCGGCCAGTGACGACGGCGATTATGCCTTGGCAACCAGCCACTCCACAATCGCTGGCCACTGGTGTTGCCATCGGTGTTGGCATCGTCGGCGCTGCGTTCGTCCTCAGGGACGCTATAACCGAGCTAGGCAACCGGCTTACTGCCCTGGCAGGTTCCGCGGTGCGCGACGCTGCCGAGCGGGCGGAGGCCTATGTCAGCGGGCTCGATCCGGTTGGGAGTGCTATACATGCGCTCCACCGCCGCCTCCTCTCCCTAGTGAACGCCCTGATCACTTGCCCCGGAGTCGGCCAGGTTGTGTCGGCCATCGGCGACGTCGCCAAGGCCGCTTGCAATCTGGTCCGCAAGGCGTTTAAGTATGGTATGGATTTCGCCGCCTCACACCCTAAGGTTGTCGGGGCCGTTGCATCCATCGCCGCTCTGATCGGCACGTGGGCTGTGTTCGTCCGGTCCGTGGCCCAGCGTGGCTATAAGAACTATGACCGCAACGATTACCGCCTACGCGCCCACAACCGCAAGCTGGTTGCCAGCAGGGCCCTGCGCATTCCCGCTAGGGTTGCGGTCGCGCAGAGTGGGATGAGTGTTGACCTCGGTGAGGAGTCGTTTGGCAGGCTGGTGGCGCCAGTGGCCGAGAACGTCGTTCGCTTCGTAATCATTCCCCGTGAGGGTGGGCGGCGGTGCGTATTTGGGCTGGCCATTCGCGCCCATGACATCATAACGGTCGCCCACGCTTTCCGCGAGGACCCTACTGATGGCGCCTCACCGTTCCTCCAGGGTGCTAAGGTGCTGCTATCCGCAGCCCGCGACGTGCGGACCGCGGATCTTTCCGTGGCATTCGACGTCAGCGACCTCACGATGGTCTGCTGTGAGGGCGGTGATTATGCTGACCTCCTGGCCGTCCGCTTACCGCCCTTTGCGAAGATCGCCTTGTGGCGCAACATCATCAAGCGCTTCCTACCATCCGAGGAGGCTTTCTGCCTACCCAGCTCACTGGCGACGCCCGTCATGGAACCGGTCTACGACCACGAGATCGGTCCCAAGGCCCCTGGCCTTACACCCAAATGGACCGTTCTCCAGAACGCCCGGGTGGGGGGCGAGTGCGGTTACGGGCCCGCGCTGCTGAGTGCTTGCATCATGACGGATTCGTGGTCCTCAAACGGGCACTGCGGCCTTCCGTACGTGGACAAGCTCGGCAGGATTAGGGGTCTTCACGTGGCCTCCGTCAGCCACTTGCTCAAGAAGAATAGCGTTGGTATGATGGTGGTGGCTGCTGATCTGGACGCCTTTCTAAGCAACTTCGAGGCCTGGACCGGGACCAACCCCGTGGATCCTGAGCTTCCCGCCGCACCCTCCCATCTCGGGTACCACTCCTCCTACTCGTCCAAGTCTTCTCTCACCCCTTCCCCTGTGCACGGTGAGCTGGTGGCCCAGGGTTTAGTGGAGGAGGTGCCGATTCTCGCCGAGGGCAACTGCGACCTCGCGAAGGCCGTGGCGGTTCAGATCGCCAGTAGCTACCTGCGGTTCCCCCCTGAGGACGTCGACCTCGCGCTGAAGCTGCTGGCCACGCTCGACCTACCCGCACCTGTCACCCGCGTCCCCATGTGGGAGGCGGTGCTCCGACTCGACGACGATCGCTCGGCGGGCCAGCCGTGGATCTCGGAGGGTATGCGCACTAAGGGCGAAACTAAGAGTGAGCCTGACCGCCTGTGCCCGCGCGTTGAGGACGCGACTCTCAAGCTGCTCAGGTATTTCGAGACGGGCG